CTCTTCTGTGCTCACGATACAAGGACCACACGGGGAACAAAGTTTTTATGTGGGGCCCATTTTGGACAAAATGCATAGGTCGAGCTCCATCAGAACGTGCGAACGCTTCTTCTAGCCGTTACTTCGGCCAGCTATCTCACTGTCGCACTCCAGAACGCAAACGGGATGACGGGTGTTTCAGGAGGGAACACCAAACTAGTCAGTGCTGCAGACTGTTGTCCGCCGGGCATCACTTCCGCCTCTCCCTATCAGGTGCGCCAATTCCACACAAACCCACAAGCTGCTCTAGCGAGTGGTAGCAGAAAAGGTTGGCCCTCCACTGTCTCTCCGGCAATTGTGCCAGTCTAACGGTACCTAAGCGCACCATTTTGTCGCGGAGCTCTTTAACTCGCCGAATCGAGCTAAGAGGAACTGCGCACAGCCTAAACGGCTGCCATCGTATTTATTATGTAGCGCCCCCACCGGCCCTCCCTTCCATTAACGCATTTCCGGATCTGCGACTGCTGCTTGATATCCCAACAGTAGGTGAAGCCAACCTAGCACTTCATATCAACTTTTTCGCCTAAATAAGATTAGTAGGGACTACTCGTAGGATTCACGTCCAGTTCACGAACCCCGAAGGCAAGAGTGGTCAACGCAGCCACCGTCCATTACTACGGAAACCCGTTACTAACTACATTTCGTCTCAAACACCTCAAATCTAGTGAAGCCAATGGTAGACACGACGTCCACCAACTTCTGCTACTACAGCATCAACTACATGCTCGTCTGGTAGCCAGAGCCGGGACACCCTATCATGACAAGAAGACTCGTACTGCATCTGCTCCGCCGGTGTATACCCATAAGCAAGCTCAACCTGCCGGCGAACCGACCATGAAACTCTAGGGCAAGCGTACTGACGTCGCTTCAACAAATCTTTGTCAATCAGGATTCCCTGCCTCCAACGCACTTCAACATCAAGGATAGCATTTCCGCTAACAGCATTGTATACCTCCCAAGCCAACTGGCCGATCATGGGTAACTCCGATGAAACAAACAATTCACACATAGCGGAACCCTTAAGATACCTACGATAGGTCTCAGGGGGCACTAGTGCGAACCGATTAGTGACACCAAAGTTGGCAACTGCTCTCCACGGGTCACGACAAAGGACCCATCGGCCATCATCCAAACGAATTGGACGAGAACGACAGAACTCAATGTCCCAGTAGTTGTGGTGGTCTAGTCGCACCTCATTACCGGTCAGTGAGAACCCATAGGTTAACATTACCCTACACATCTGCGCAAAATCGCAATCTCCAGCCTCAACAAAGAACAAAGCGTCGTCGCCATCACAGAGCATATCCCATTTCTTGATCCCCATAAACCGCGCGCAAGTAGAAACCAGGACATAATTCAACAATGAATTACCCATACCTGTATCTACATCGCCGGACATACGGTTCCCTCGAACATGGTATTTAACACCAGATGAACCAACTCCAACATTGTTCAATTGCATCTTCAAAAGATCCCTAAACTCCTTGTTGTTAGGATAGCACTTCTCATAAATCGAATGGACGCAACGTAGATGGGTCACCCCAACACTTGCGTCAAAACTGCTAGCATCCAGGCTGACTACCACAGGATTCGCAAACTCAGCTGCCTTAGCAACAATGAGCTCAGCCCTACCATAATTATCAAGCCCTTTAGCAAAAACCCGCGTGCGCTTAACACCTCGAGCCTCACCTAAAAAGTGACACAGCCTCCTCTCAATCGGTTTAAGATACCGCGCAATCCACACGTTGAACCGGGGTGTCCGACCTTGAATTGCCCTCGGCTTCTTCTCCTCAGCTCCAACACCAGTCAACTTGTCTGCCTTGACAAACAAACTAACCCTGGCATCACGAGCATTGAAGGGACGCTGCTGTATGCTGGCCGCCGCCTCGACGTAACGTTTGCGCTTAGACACTGAAAGAGCTAAAACTGCATCTTCCAAGCTTAACACATCCAGTCGCCGAACATACTTAAACGCCCTATCCACCGTGGCTACAAGATCTTCCACTCTCTCGCTCCCAAGACGTGGTTGTTCAACAAACACACGTCTAGCCAAGCTCGCATGTTCCGTACAGAAACACTGCGCATGCATTGTGCTAAACGTGCGATCTCCAATTTCGCGAAATGGTCTGCGGAACCATTGTTGACGACAATAC